AACCCCAGCGTTCTCCTGCCGCCGCTTGGCGGCGGTAAGGAGCAACGCGTTGTTGGGCGTCCTAGTGATTTAACTAAAACAAAGGAGATACAATGAAAACAATGCCGATTAACCCGTACAGATTCACCGCAAAAATGCCGCCATCAGAAATGATTGAGATTGCAGGAAAGCAACATATTACGGCGGAAGAGTGGTGTAAGCGCGAGTGCAAGCGACTGACCGACAAAGGCATTCCGGCAAGCATCGTTCGGCAAGGGAACAGCCTGATTTGGTGCGTTAGAAATCGGGCAGGAGTTATGTCAACATCGGATGTGGATGAATCCGTCTTGGCATAATTATGCAACGGCGTGTGCCGGAGCAATCCGGCATACGCCCAACGCTCCCCTTGAGCGTTCGGCGCGGAGCGACGATACGCTCCGAGGGGTTGTTGTGCCATGAATGCCGGTGAGATCGTCCACAACGTGAAATGCTGCGAATGCGGCGACCTGATGCGCACGGCGGAAGTCCGGCGAGGCGGATACGTGATGTGCGAGCGGTGCGCAAACCCGAGTCCGCCGGGGCTGGGGAACGGATATGAAGGCCACTATGACGACGACCCGAGCGGGGCGTCTGGATGGTGGGATATGGTAGTGAGGGCATATGAGGATCAGTAGGCCCAACCCCAGCGTTCTCCCGCCAGCGGCCCCCGCTGGTAGGGAGCAACGCGTTGTTGTGCCTCTTAATGCTTCCCATGAAAAAGGTGATTAGAGTGTTTCCCCGCCGCACAAAGGCAACCCCTGACGACCCGATGGCCGTGGTGGATCGCCTGCCGGATCTTTGGGACGCCGCCGACAAGGTTCAGGTCAGCGTGACCTTCACTTGGGACATGGAAAAGGCCGAGCGGCTGGCAAAGCAATGGGAGGTCGTTGCGCCCGTCGAAGTGGGCGGGCCTGCCTACGGCGATCCCGGTGCGGAGTTCGTCCCAGGCTGGTTCATCAAGCGCGGATACACCTTCACATCTCGTGGATGCCCTGGCCGCTGCCCCGGCTGTCTTGTTCCGGTTCGGGAGGGTGCGTTGCGCCTGCTTCCGATTCAGGACGGATGGGACATTCTGGACAACAATCTGCTGGCCTGCCCCCGCGACCACATTGAGGCCGTGTTTGCCATGCTGGCGCGGCAACCGGAGCGGCCAAAGTTCACGGGCGGGATCGAGGCCGCACGGCTGGAGCCGTGGCATGTGGAGGCGTTTCTGCGCCTCAAAACTGATGCAATCTGGATGGCCTACGACCGACCCGCCGAGTGGGAGCCTTTGCGCCGGGCCGTTGGGATGCTGTCAGAGGCCGGGATCGTTGCCGCGCACAAGAGCAAGCGCGTCGGCGCTTATGTTCTCATGGGCTGGCGGGGGGACACGCCGGAAGCGGCAGAGAAGCGGTTGCGGTCGGTGATCTACGGATTGCAGATCAAGACGCAGGCCATGTGGCTGAACAACGGCGCGGAGAGCAAGCCGGAGGACTTCAAGGCATGGCGCGATTTGAGGAAACACTACACGGACGCCGCCAGCGTAGGCGCGATGGTGGCAGAGGCTTGGGATAGGCACAACCCCACGGTTGACCCTCGGCCAACCGGCAAAGGAGAAAAGCAATGAAGCGAGAGAAGAAGTCCAGCACGGCGCAAGCTGTTGGCCGTAGCGGTCGAACCGGTTGTTCGGTGCCGAAAATCGGAGAAATCTGGTGGGCATGCGGATGGAAAGATGGGGACAAGGATGAGCTTGAATACCTATTCAAATTCGTTTGCGAATCCAGACACAAGGGAAGGCCGTGTTATCTGGGCGTAAAATGCTCTTGGAAAACGCTTCTTCCGATTCCGATTGAGGGCGCGGCGATTTGGTTTAGCTCGGCAGGAAACGCGAAACTTCCAGACATTGAATACAACTATTCGCTTTGCGGGATTCATAAGCCGAACACCAGAATCACCTGAATCAGCAAGGTCTGAAATGTATCGCAAGTCAATCCGAACTAAACGGCTAGAGGCGAAGCGCAAACGGTGCGCCGCCATGCGGGCAGCGAAGGAACGAAAGCGCATGGAGTTTTACTCCACGCTCCACGACGTCGGCGGAATAACCACTGACGGCATGTTCGGAGCGCACAAGATACGTATCCTGTCCTACGGCGATGCCGAGCCGCACTACGCCATCGTCGTGGACGGCGAGCATCGGCTGGCGCGGACGGAGCGCGGCATCATCCGGTGCATCGCCAGGATGGTCTATCGGAAGGTCGAGGCGGCGAGGAAGGCCGATAGGGTGCAAGAATGAGCGGAAAGGGGTCGGCACGGCGGCGAACAAGCAGCGCGGCAAAGTATGCCGCTGGGTGGGCGCGTATATGGCGCAGGAACGCTCGCAGGGCCGAAGGCGGCAAGATGGGCGGGTTGGGCGGAGAACGCGCCAAAACGAATCGTAGAGCCCGGAAACGGCATGGTTGACAATTTAGGACAAGGAGTGGACAAATACCCCCCGGCAAGGTACTCCCAGCTACTTTAAGGCGAATACCCCATCATGCGAAATCGTGAAAGTATAATTTGATACTGTTCCATTCATCACAATAACAACAGGCAATTCACAATATGCAAAAACCTGAAATCGAAATGGTCGCCGTGGAGCGGCTTGTGCCCTACGCAAAGAACGCCAAGAAGCACGACGACCGGCAGGTGGCCGCCATCGCCGGAAGCATCCGCGAGTTCGGCTTCACCAACCCCGTGCTCATCGACGGGCAGGACGGAATCATCGCCGGGCATGGCCGGGTGCTGGGGGCGCGGAAGGCCGGGCTTGCCGAGGTGCCGTGCATCCGGCTGGCGCACCTGACGGACGCACAGCGGCGGGCGTACATCCTGGCTGACAACCGGCTTGCAGAAACCGGAGGCGGGTGGGATATGGAGATGCTGCGCTTGGAGATCGACGACATCGACTGGGCGGCGCTTGGCGAGTTCAAGCTGGACGACATGGACCTTGGCGAAATGATGGGGCAGTTTGACGCGCAAGAAGCGGATGCGCCGGAATTGAAAGACGGCGACCGCGCTCCGTTCCGGCAGGCGACCTTTACGCTGCACGACGAGCAATGGGAAGAAGTCGAGGCCGCGCTTGCAAAGGCGAAAAAGGACGGCGGCGGGGAGTCGGCGGTAAACGAAAACAGCAACGGGAACGCGCTGGCGTGGATATGCGGGAGGTTCAACCGTGGGTGACGCAAAGGCATTGATCGTCAAGCCGATCTCGGCACAAGACGCAAACAGGATTGTCCGCGCACTTCACTACAGCGGCAAGGTGGTCAACAATTCGCAGGTTCACCTTGGCGTGTTCATGGATGGAAAATGTGGCGGTGCGATGCAGTTCGGGCCAAGCATGGACCAGAGGCGAATGACCGGCATGGTATCTGGCACAAAATGGAACGAGTGCATGGAGCTTAACCGAATGGCGTTTGCGGACTGGTTGCCGCGAAACGGGGAGAGCAGGTGTATCGGGTACGCGATGCGGTGGATTCACAAGCAGTACCCGTGGATCAAGTGGGTGGTTTCATTCGCAGACTGTACGCAATGCGGGGACGGGACAATCTACCGGGCGAGCGGGTTTGTGCTGACTGGAGTAAAGGAAAATCGAACTCTCCTCCGGTTGCCAAGCGGAGAAATCGTAGCAGATAAAACCCTAAACAATCCAAACCACGCTCTCAAGGGAAAAAACGCGGCGTGGTGGCGGCGCAACGGAGCAAAACCACTTACCGGCTTCCAGCTCCGATACATCTACTTCCTAGACCCAACAGCCCGCGACCGCCTTACCGTGCCGATCCTGCCGTTCAGTGAGATTGACAAACGCGGGGCGGGGATGTATAAGGGCAAGCAAAGAGTTTTACGCGCCGGAAGTGTCCGTGGCGACACGCTGCCCGTCCAGGGCGGAGAGGGCGGTTCGAGTCCGACCCCGGCGCTCCATGTCGAGAGGTGCGGCGAATGACTCCGTCGCCAAAACAGACCGCCGACCCAAGCGCCAAGCGCGCCGTCCTATCAGACGCCAAACGGCAAAAGTACATCGAGGCCGGGCGGAAGATCGCCCGCGTCCAGCAGCACGAAGACCCGCCGCCGGAAATCGCAGCCAAACGGGCGCAGCTTGAGGCCGACTTCCCGGCATGGTTGCGCTTCCACGGCGGGGAGGCGTTCGCGGACGCGTGGAGCGGCGACCATCTGGCGGTGCTGGCGAAAATCGACGAGGCGATCAACAGGGGTGGCCACTTCGCGCTGGCGATGCCGCGCGGGCACGGAAAGACGACGATTCTAAAGTGGGCTCTGCTGTACGTCATGCTGACGGGACGGCGGAGGTACGTCGTGGTGGTGGCGGCTACCGCGGAGCTGGCGCAGGCGATGACGGAGTTCGCGCGTGGGCAGCTTATGGAAAGCGCCTCACTGCTGGCGCACTACCCGCACGTGTGCCATTACGCGCGGGCGACGGAGGGGAAGGCGATCAAGGCGCGGTACATGTTGCGGCGGGACTTCAAGCCGCTGGGGCTGGCGTGGGGCAAGGGCTCGCTCGTCCTGCCGACGCCGCTGGGGAGGGATGCCCCCTACCCGTCGGACGGGGCGGTGCTGGAAGGCCACGGGCTGACGGGGGCCATCCGCGGCAAGTGGCGCGACGACAAGTCGGGTCGGGTTCTGCGGCCGGATTTCGTGCTTCTGGACGACCCCCAGACGCGCGAATCGGCGGAGTCGCCGAGCCAATGCGCGATGCGCGAACGGATCATCATGGGCGACGTGCTGGGGCTGGCGGGGCCGCGCAAGAAGATCTCCGCCGTGATGCCCTGCACCGTGATCCGCAAGGGCGACCTGGCGCACCGCTTTCTCGACCACGGGGCGCACCCGGAATGGCAGGGGCTGACGTGCCAGCTTGTTCGGAAATGGCCGGACGCGCAGGACACGCTTTGGAAGGAATACGGAGACCTGCTGCGGGAAGGGCTGGCGAACGGCGACGGGCCGGACGCGGCGACGGCGTTCTATCTTGCGAACCGGGCGGCGATGGACGCGGGGGCGGAGGTGTCGTGGCCGGAGCGGGTGCGGGCGGGGGAAACGTCGGCCTTGCAGACGGCGGAAACGCTGCTGCTGGAAAGCGGGGACCAGTTCTGGGCGGAATACCAGAACGACCCGAAGGACGTCGCGGCCGGCCAGTACGAACTGACGGTCGAGCAAATCCTGTCCCACGCGAACGACCTGCCGCGGTTCCACCTCCCGTCCGCGGCTAACGTGCTGGTTGGACACTGCGACATCAATCGGAGCGGTCTGCACTGGTGCGTGGCCGGCTTCGACCAGAAGATGACCTGCCACGTCGCGGCATACGGGCGGCATCCGGGGCGCGGCCTGCTGTGGGGCGACAAGGCCAGCGCGCAGGCGCGGCAGCTATCCATCTACCGCGGTCTTACGGAACTGTGCGGGCAACTGGCCGGCGCGAAGTTCATGCGAGAGGGGACGGCCATCCTGCCGTCGCTTTTGCTGGTGGACGCGAGCTTCGAGAGCGAGACGGTCCACCGGTTCGCCGAGGCGGCTCGGTATCCGTTCCGCGTGGTTCCGGCCATCGGGCGGGCGGCGCACCGGTACAGGTGGGCGGCGGCAACCGTCGTCGGGCGGCCGGCCGAACAGGCGCACTACCAGCGCCCGCAGTCGAGGCATTGCCCATACGCGATGGCGAACGTCGACCACTGGCGCGAGGTGGCGCAACGGGCTTTCCTCGGCACGGCCGGCGAGCCTGGCGGCTGCACGCTCCACGCTGCGCCGACGCGGCGGGCTCACCTTCCGTTCGCGGAACACGTCGCGGCCGAACGGCTGGCGCAGAAGTACGAGACGCAGCTTGGATGGCGGTACGAATGGACGCACGCGCCAGGGGACGCATGGGACTGGGGCGACGCGCTGACGGGATGCTGGGTGGCGGCGGCGCTGTCGGGATTGTCGAGCAGCGGGATGTGCGAGGCGAAAACCAAGCGCAAGATCGCGGCCGTCGTCGGTGGCCGCCGGGTGGTGGCGGGAGAAACGAAACAAGGAGACGCAAATGAGAAGCAAGCAGAGAAGCAGGGCGGAGGAGAAGGAGCGGGAGGGATGGGCGGCGGCGCGGCGGCGGGCGCCGATAGGCCCAAGCATAGGGCGGTCATCGGGCGCGGTCGGTGGTGAGTCGGTGGCGACTCGCGATCCGGTGGCGGAGAACCGCGACCCGGTTAGGCCTTACGTGTTCAGGCACTACATTCCTGCACCGATGCCGGTCGTGTGCCCGGCCTGCGGGCACTCTACAAGGCAGGACAGCGGCCGACACGTCGATCCGGCGAACAAGAAGATTCTCGAATACCGGGTGTGCTGCAAGTGCGGGGAAAAGCTCACGGCCGGCCGCGACATGACGGCGCGCGAAGTCGAGGCGCTTTGCACGCACGCGGACGGCGTTCGGGAGTACCAGAATGCGGAAATCGCCGGAAAATAAAGATTGCACAATCTGCAATCTATTTGCGCGCGGCCTATTGACCGCCTTTCAAATCGTGAGAAGATAGCGCCATAGACAAACGGGCAGCGTCGCCGGCCAGCGGCGTTTGCCAAAAGCAAAATAATTTAGACGCGCTTGTTGGAGCCAACACTTCACAAGCGCGTTTTTTTATTTGCCCGTTGGTCTGATTTTCAGAATGTCGAAACAGCAAAACATCCTGCCGACGGAACTGGTTGCCGGGGAAACCATCTCCGAGACGGTGACGATGGCGGACTATCCGGCGGCGGATGGGTGGGCGGTCACGTATCGCTTCTCCGCGCCAACGCCGTTTTCGCAGGCTTGCACTGGCGGGACGGCGGGCGCGTGGGCGCTGGCTTTAACATCCGCGCAAACGCTCACCCTGCCGGCCGGGAGCATCCGGTTCGACGCCATCGCCACACAGACGGTCGGTGAGGCCGTCGCGCAGGTGGTGGCCGTCGATTCCGGCGTCATCGTCGTTTCGGCGTCGCCGCTGCTGGCGTCCAAGTGGGCGACGGTGCTCGAAAGCGTGGACGCGGCCATAGCGACGTGGGGCACGAGCGACCAGCGGAGCATGAGCATCGAGGGGATGAGCGTCAACTACCGAGACATCTCCGAGCTTCTGAAGCTCCGCGCGTTTTGCGTCCGCATGGTTGCTAGGGAAACCGGCAACCGCAAGCCATCCATTATCCGGGCTAGGTTCACATGACGGCCAAGGCCACCACCAGCAAAACAAAAAGCACGCGGGCCGGGAAAGCCGCTGTAGCCAAGCCCATCTCTTCATCGAAATCGAAGCACGTCGCCGTCCGCTCGTTCGCGGCGGCGCAGACCGACCGCCTGCTGGCCGGATGGCGGCTGGACGGCGGATTCAGCGCGCAGGAAATACGCGGCCAGCTCGCCACGATTCGCGGGCGTTCGCGCGAGATGGCGAAAAACAACCCGCACTTCAAGCGTTGGTTGCAGCTCATCTCCATAAACGTCGTCGGCGACGGGTTTGGCTTCAAGTCCACGCCGCACGACGGGTTCCCAGGCGCAAAGGATTTCCGGCTGGACGCGCTTGCTTCTCGTTTCATCGAGTACCACTTCTGGCGGTGGTCGACGTGGCGCGACCCGGAGACGAACCTGACGTGGTGCGACGCTACCGGGCGCAAGACGCTCGCCGAAATGGACGCGCTAAACGCCAAGACGGAGGCGCGGGACGGCGAGTATTTCATGCTTCCGCAGGTGGCCGACAATCCCTACGGCATATCCTTCCGCATCGTCCGGCCGGACGCCTGCGACGAAACCTATTTCCGCGAGGCCACGGCGACGGAGAATCCAGTCTATTGCGGCGTCGAACTGGATCGCCGCACCGGCGCGACGGTGGCCTATTATTTCCATTCGACGGACCCGAAGAGCGGCTACTACGGGAGGGGCGGGCCGCTGCTGCGCGTTCCGGCCGCGAAGGTGATCCACGGGTTCATGCCGGAGGACGAAGACCAGACGCGCGGGATTCCGTGGGGCCACGCGGCGCTCGTAAAGCTGAAAATGCTCGAAGAGTACGATAAGGCGGAAATCACGGCGGCGCGGGACGAGGCTTGCAGCGTGCGGACCTATTTCGCGCACGGCGACGATCCAGAGGGCATCGCCGACCTGACGACGGAAGACTATTCCGAGGTGGCGAACAGCCTCGTTGCGGAGAAGGAACCAGGCCAGGCGGAAGTCCTGCCGCCAGGCTGGGATTCCAAGGTCAACGTTCCGCAGCATCCGAACCGCGAATTGACCGCGTTCAAGGCATCCATGCTGCGCGACGTGGCGAGCGGGTTCGGCGTCGAATATTCCAATTTCAGCAACGACTGGGCGGGCGTTTCGTTCTCATCCGTTCGCGTCGGGACCATCTCCGAACGAGACATGTGGACGCAGCTCCAAAATAAGTTCATCGCCCAGAACAAGTCGCCGGTTTTCCTCATGTGGCTCAAGTCGTTTTTGGGCCTAGCCGTCAGCGGCACCTACCCGGCGGAGAAGTTTCCGAAGTTCGCGGAGCACGAGTTCCGCGGGCGGCGCTGGATGTGGGTGGACCCGATGAAGGACATGAACGCCGCCGACATGGCCGTGTCTCGCGGATGGAAGACGAACGCGCAGGTGGCCGCCGACATGGGGACGGACTTCGACGACAACGTAGAGGAATTGAAGCGCGAGGAAATCGTCAAGGCCGGAGATACGAAGGAGGCCGTCCCGGTGTTGAACGGAGCGCAAATAACCGCCGCTCTGGAAATCATGCAGTCATACGCGACCGGAGGAATCGGAAAGGAAGCGGCCATTACGCTGCTTACGGCGGCGGGGGTTCCGCAGGACGCCGCGATGAACATGGTCGGAAAGCAGAAAGTTGAAAAACCACATGAAGAAGAAAAACCAGCAACCGACGAAGAATAGCGAACCCGCGCCGTCCATCGACGCCCGCGCCATACGATACCGCGAGGCGGCGTTCGAGGTGCGCGGCGAGGGCGAGGAGCAGAGCGTCCGCATGAGCGTTTCGAGCGAGGCGCCCGTTCTGTCCTACGTCTATTTCAACGGCGAGATGCAGCGGGCATACGAGATTCTCGACCACACGCCCGGCAGCGTGGACATGAGCCGCTGCAAGGACGGGCTTGTGATTTTGGATACGCACGGCGGCGACCAGATCGGGCTGATGAGCGTGGAGCTGGACGACCGCAAGATGGGCGGGCCGGTCGAATTTTGCACGGGCGCGAGGGCGCAGGAGATCAAGCAGGACGCGGTGCGGAAACTGCGGCGCAACACATCCGTGGGATACCGGGTGGACGCCGACAGCTACCGTCTCGAAGGCGAGCAGGACGGAATCCCGGTGGTTCGGGCGATGTCATGGATGCCCTACGAGGCGAGTTTCGTCCCGGTTCCGGCCGATCCGGGCGTCGGCGTGGGCCGTGCCGAGGCAGAAGTAAATAAACAAATCGCCGGACAACCCGGCAAGGAGACCAAGAAAATGGAACCCAAAGAAATGGCGGGCCTGTTCGCCCGCGCCGCCAAGTTCGGCATCGAAGCCGACAAGGTGCAGGAGATGATCGACGACGGCAAGGGCCGCGCCGATCTGGACGCGATGATCGTCGAGAAGCAGGCGAAGGACGCCGAGATCGCCAAGAAGGACGCCGAGGCGCTCCGCAAGGAGGTCGAGGCGCTGAAGGCCCGCAAGCCGGAAGCCGCCCAAGCCACCAAGGCCGACATTGAGGCTCCCGCCGTTGTCATCGGCAAGGACCGCAAATATAGCGTGATGAACGTTCTCCGCAACCTCGCCGGCGAAAAGTCCGACGTCGGGTTTGAAACGGAAATCTCGCAGGAACTCGGCCGCCAGCGTGGCAAGACCCCGAAGGGCGTTATCATCCCCTTTGCGGCCCTTTCGCAACGCGACCTGTCCGTTAGCGGCACGTCGAGCGCGACCGTGGCGACCTACCTCGACAGCGCGAACTTCATCGACCTGCTGCGGACGAAGTACGTCATCGGGCAGGCGGGCGTGACCTTCATGCCCGGCGTGGTCGGCAACCTGTCGATCCCGAAGATGAGCGCTGGCGCGACCGCCTACCACGTCGCCGAGGGTTCGGACGTCACCGAAAGCACTCCGACGCTGGCGAACGTCACCGGCTCGCCGCACACCATCGGCGCGTTGGTCGACGTGACCCGCCGGATGCTGGAGCAGAGCACACCCGCCATCGAGGCGCTGGTTCGCACCGAGATCGAGGAACGCCTCATGCGCGGCGTCCAGATCGCGGTGTTCGCCGGCAGCGGCGAAAGCGGCCAGCCGAGCGCGATCACCACGGCGACCGGCATCAACAACCCGGCGATCGCTCTTGCGGGCACCCCCACCTACGCGGAAATCCTGAACTTCCCCGGCAACATCATGGCGGACAACGCCGAGGCCGACGGGCAGAAGTTCATCATGACCGCAGAAGTTTGGGCGAAGCTGGCCGCGACGCTCGTCGGCGCGGACGGCGCACGCACGGTCCTCGATCCGGTCAGCAAGACCTGCATCGGCTTCCCGTACTTCACCACCGAGGACGTTCCCGCGAACAGCCTGTGGTTCGGCGACTGGTCCACCGTCGTGGTCCCCTTCTGGGGCAACGGCGTGGAAATCGCCAGCGACAACGCGAAGTTGTTTGCGTCCGGCGGAATCACCCTGCGCGCGCTGCTTGACTACGACGTCATGGTGCGACAGGGCGCGAAGCTGGCCTATAACACGGCCGTCACGTCCTAGTCAACCAACCAATGATGGCCCCGGCCGGTTGATTCCGGTCGGGGCCGCATAAGGAGAAACAACAAAGTGAAAAAGATCCTGATTTTCGCGCTGGTGGCCGCCGCCGCGCTTTCGGCGTTCGGCCAGTCCGACGCCAACCAGATGAAGTACGTGGAGATTCTTTCGCCCACGGCTTCTCTGTCCACGACCGGCACTACCGTCAGCGTAGCTGCATACAAGGGCAACGCGACCCTGGCCGTCCAGATGAGTCCGTACATCGCCGCCGCAACCTGCACCGTGACCATCGCCCATGCGTCGTCCACGACAGGAACTTGGTACACGGTGACGAACACCGCCGGCACGGCCGCGACCTTCTCGCAAGTCGGCCCGGCCACCACTGCGGTGCAGACGGTGAGCATCGACATGGCTAGGCTGAAACCCTACGTGCGGGCGGTTGTTCTGCAATCCGGCGAGGATACGAACGCCGTGTCGGCGATTCTGATCGCGCCGATGAAGTCCGAATAACGGAGGGCGAAACGGCATCCGGCGTGGCCAACCCCGCGCCGGATGCCGGGGCGCATGGAACAATGGCGTTTGGAACGACGGTATTCAACGCGGAATGGAACACCCTGACGGAAGCGCGGGTGTCCCTGCGGGTGGGTCGCAACGCCATCGCCAAGGCTTTGTGCGGGGCGTTCGACACGACCAGAACCGCGACCGAAGAGGGCATCGTCGACACGTTCTCCGCGTCGGTAAAAATCCTCAAGGCCGACTGGCCGTTGAAGGATCGGCCGGAAGGCAAGGTCGTGGAACTGCTTTTGAGCGGCGACACGAAGTGGAAGTCCTGCCGCGTGGTGGGAGTGTCGGAAACGGATGGCGTGTGGAGCCTGAACGTGGTCGCGGAGTTTGCCTGATGGCATTAGAATCCAACATCCAATTTCCGGAAGCGAAGGTCGCCGCGCTGTTCGATCAGATCGATCGCGCGAGCCGCGAACTTGGCAAGGGCATCATGGACTCGCTCAAGTGGGGCGGGACGTTGCTGTGCAAAAGCCTTGGGGCGCAGACGAAGGTGGCCCCGAAGCTCCGACCCGTCGTGAGGAATCCAAACCCGCGATGGAAAACGGATCGCCGCGTTGCGCCGTTCGGCGTGTACCGATGGGACAAAAGCGGGGCCAAGGTGTTCAAGCCCATCTACCGGACGGGCGAGTACGGAAGCATCCGGTTCTTCGACAAGAAATCCTTTTCGTGGTACAACCGCTTCCACGGCGAAAACAAGTGGCAGAAAATTCCTTCCGGCCCAGACATCGCCAACCCTGAAATCATCGCGCCGGGGATCATGTCGGACAAGCGGCGGGTGATCGGGCGCAGGGGGCTGGCGAAGCAGACGTGGTCGTGGGCGGCGGCGGCGATCCACCGGGGCGGGGTCGGCAGCGTGCTTGGCGTTCCCAACGTGGCGAGCGTGACGCTGATGACCAGCGATCAGTATCCGGCGATCGCCATCAGAAACAACCTCCGCTACGCCGAGGACGCGATGAAGGCCGGGGCCGTCGAGGCGGCGATCACGAACGCCGGAAACAAGATGGCGCACCTGATCGACCAGAAACTGCAAAAGAAGATGGACGCGAAGTGAACATCCCGAAGGCAGTCGAGCGCAGTATCGCATCCATGCTCCGCGACCACGCGGAGCTTGGGGCCGATGTCGTGTTGCGGTGCTGGCAATCGCTGGACGCGGACTCGCTATGGGACAAGGACGAGGATCGGAAGTTCCCGATGATCGACATCCGGTGTTCCGCGCCGCGAAGCGACGACAAGCGCAACTGCTACGTGGTCTGCTCCGTGCTGTGCGGAACGAAGGCCGATGACGACCGCAACCATGCCGTGATCTCCGCGCTGTACGGGTCGGTGCAAACGGTCCTCGATGGCATCCACGGGGGCTACAAGGACATAGTCGGAAACACGTACCGGACGAAGTTCGAGGCATTGATCAGCGGCGAACTGGGGACGGGGGTTTCGTCGCTCGGCGGGTTTGATTTCGAGGACTCCCAGCCGCCGTATGACGACGGCGGCGTGAACATGATCGGCATCGGCGTGAGGGTTTCCTACGGGCGAAGTGATTTCTAAAGAAACGAAAGGGCAGAATCATGGCAAACGACAGAGGCGCATTAACAGATCATTTCGGCATCTTGGCGATCGCGCAAGGCGGCGACACCTTGGGCGACTTCATCAAGCTGGTCGAATCAACGAAGGTGCCGATCCCGAACGAACGGGCGGACGCAAAGGACGAGTACGGCGACATCGTCGCCTCGTCCTACTATGGCAACAGCGGCGGGACGCTCTACGATGCGTCGAGCACGTTCGCCATATACACGGGCACGGTTCAACTGGATATGCTCAAGCTGGGCGAACTGTCGACCGGGGTGGTGGTGGAAAGCATCGAGGTCACGACATCGAACGGCGACTGGCCGATGATCAAGGTGTCGGGCAAGCTGGGCATGGATGCCGTGCAGGTTCCGGACGGGAAGCTGGCGACGGCGACCCTGCCAGCCGACATCGACATCCTCGGTGCGAAGATGGCGCAGACGATGCTGTTCAGCGTCGGCGTGGGATGCCGCCTGACGGCCTCCGCGTTGAAGGCGACCGGCAAAATCTCGCAGGTGGACGACGGGCTGGGCGAACCCGCCGCGTACGCCGTGGAGTTCGAGACTGCCGAAATCACCGCCGACTTCGTGCGCGTGACCGCCGCGCCGTCGTGGACGGTGTCCTCCCCCGCCGTCGAGAAGCAGGCGGTCGGCTCGACGGAGCCGAGGGCCGAGTATCACACCGGGAGCGGTTCGGCAGAGGTAGCCCTGACCCGCGACACCAGATGATCCCTGTCGTGACCGGGAGAACGTCATGCGGGATCAGGAAAGGCTCAACGACCTCGCCAAAGCTGAAATCGCTGCGCTGGAAGCGGACGGCATCAGGCTGACGGCGGCGGAAATCGTCGAACTCAATGCCATCGGGTGGGCCATTGAGTCGCCGGAACTTCGCGCCGATCTGGCGCGGGGCGTTCCCGTTCCGTTGGCCGGGGCGTGGCTCTGGCCGCTGACGCTGTACGCGGAAAACTGGTTCAAGCGCGTCGGGCTGAAAATGTCTGGCGCGCTTGGCGACTTCGCGCTGGCGTACGCGATGGCGCATGGGTACGAGGACGGCAAGCTGGAGGTCGCCGGGGCCGAAGCTCGCCGCGCCGTATCGGAATGGGTCGGGAAACTGCGTTGCACGATCCCGCAGTTGCAGGAGGCCGTCGCCCAAGTGTTGCGGCAGGACGCGCAACACCCCGTCCCGCACGGCGTGGACGAGCGGCCCATGACGGACGGGGAGTTTTCGATCTACCTTGCTACCCTGTCTGGAGAGTCGCCGGAGTTTTGGGAGCGGCGATGCGCGGTCGGGTACGCGAGGGCGATGCTGGTCTGTTTGTTCATGCAGAATCAGGCCGAAGGGAAGCCGTCGCGGCATGATCCAAAGATCATGGCCGAACGGGCGATGGGCTACCGGATCGAGCAGATCAGGGAGTCGCGGAAGCAGAAGGTCGCGCCGTGAACCGCATCATCGAAATCCTGTTGCGCTCCAAGAACCAAATGGACGCGGGGATTGGCGAGGCCGAGAAGTCCGTCAACAGGTTCAAGAGCAGCTTGCTCAAGCTGGGCGGGATCATCGGGGCGGCGTTCAGCGTCTCGAAGATTACGCAGTTCGTCAAGGGATCGCTGTCGGCGTGGGCCGAGCAGGAGAGGGCGACGGCCAGCATGACCGCCGCGCTCAACGCCAACGGCGAGGCCGGGAGCGCGCTGATCCCGAAGTTGCAGGCGGTCGCGTCCGCGATTCAGGATGAAACCGGAGCCGCCGACGAGTCGACGATGGCCGGGATGGCGAAGATGCGGATGCTCGGCGTGCAGACCGACAAACTGGGCGAGGCCGCAAAGGCCGTCATCGCGCTAAAAGGGGTCGGGATGGAGGAAGCCGCCGCGCAGAAGGCTGTGGCGATGGCGATGCAGGGCAACTATGAAATGCTCAATCGCTACGTCCCGGCGTTGCGGCAGACGGAGGATGAAACGGAGAAGGCGCGGATCGTCAACGAGCTTTTCGCGACTGGCTACGAACAGCAGAAGGACTTACTGGACACGACCAGCGGACGGTGGGGGGAACTGCAAGGGCGCATCGGGGACGCGATGGAGGAGATCGGCCGCGCCATCGAGGGCACCGGGCAGTTGTCGAAGGCGTTGCAATGGGCGGCGGAAATGGTCAAGGGGCTGGGCGACGCGATCGCCACATGGATCAACACCGGGGGGCTGGCCGAGTACATCGCCAACTTCCGCGCCGGATTGGAGAACATCGTCTACGGGTGGACATCGGTAAAAAACGCCGTCGCCGTGTGGGTCGCGCAGATGCGGGAGGGAAGCACGGCGTTCAGCTATCTTTACAACGTCGCCAAAACCTTCGTGAACTACGTCAAGGTGCTGTTCACCGACCTTGGCGAGCACATCAAAATGACATGGGCGAACATCAGGGGCGTGGACTACAAGCCGATACTGGCATCGACCGAAGCGGCGCACCGGTCTTTCATCTCCGCGCTAAAGGGGCGCACCGTCAACGAAACCGGGATTCTGAAATCCGCGCTGGATCAGCAACAGCGCGACCGGGAGATGCACGAGTACCGGCTGGTGCAGATCGAGCAACAGCGTCTGGATGCCGTCGCCAAGCTGGCCTCGCAGGAAACGGACGCGAAAAAGAACACGCTTGGAGTCATCGTGGACGCGACGGAGGAAGGGGCCGCCGAGCAGGTCGCCGCCGAGCAAGCCGCCGCCGACAAGCGGGTCGAGATTGCCGAAAGGGCGGTGGAACAGCTTGCGGATGTCAACGCCCAGCGCGTTCCAGAAGAGCAGACCGTCGTGGACGAGGTTGTCGGAATCAACCAAGCCGGGGCCGATCAGGTCGTGGCCGCGTGGAAGGATGCCGCCGTGAAGCGCGGCGAGCATTACGCCGTATTCGACTTGAGCGGAAAAAGCAGGCAAGAGCGGCAGGAAGCTGAGTCGGCAGGCTGCGAAACCGGGGGGATGTGGGGCGGCGGATCGGGTGGCGCGATCATTTTGAACAAGTTGCCGTACGAGGGAATGAAAACCCGCACGGCTGGAATGACGGACGAGCGCATCGTGTCGGAGTTGAAGTCGCTCCGGCTTGACAATCAAAAACTCCTGCGGATGGGCTGACATGGCTTTGATCAACAACTGGGACGAGGCCGGAAGCGGGATAGTGATCAGTTCGACCGCGTCCAGCCGCAACTACACGATAAACGGCGACGAGGGATACTACGAAACCATCCATGAGGAAACGCGCAACGAGGTCACGCGCTGGGTCGCCCTGACGAAAGAGGCGGCGCAGGATGCCGTGGCCCGAAACGTACAGCCAACGGACGATCCTGACGCAACCCATTCGTGGACGCTTTCGCTCAATAGCATCGTGATTCGGGACTATATCGTGGAACGCGCATATTCCAAGACGACGACGCGGCTTGTTGATTTTTCGGGCGATGTTCCGGTGCCGACGTTCAGCCCGCAGGGAACGAACGTGACCGGAACACGGCTGACGCAACCGCACTTCGTCACGATTGCCTGCTCCGCATCCACGGCGAAAATCGAGTATCAGCTTTACTACAAGAACGGAACCGGGACGACGGCGTACTGGACGAAGTACGACGAGGGAACGTCGGTCGGTGCGTCGATCAACAAGACGGTGGATTCCGACAAGGACGGGGATTCAACCACGCTGAACCCGCGCAACACGATCACCAACAACGCATCGGAGCGGGTGATCAAGATATGGGCAAGGGCGGTGGTCGAAGTCGAAGGCGTGAAAAAATATTCCGGCTGGGCGTGGGCGGAATATCAGGACACCTTCACGACACCGAACATCCACTACGCCGACTTCACCGTGACGGGGCCATACAACGAAACATGGACGCTCCACAACGTCACGGCCGACGATCCGTCCGCGTCGTTCTGGTATCGAATCTGGATGGACGGGATGTCGGTGCCGGAAACGTGGACGTACTTGGGAAACACGCACAACACGGACTACAGCAGGGCCATCCCCAAAAGCTGGCCGGATGGGAAGCATCATATTGAGTTCAGGACAATGGTCGGACAGTACTTGGGCGGCAGCGTGGGCTTTGACTTTACAACGAAATGAGCAGAATGTTTTTTCCAAAGGGATTGAAACCGGGCGACCCGATCTGCAAACCGGGATTCGTCGAGGGTATTTTGAAGATGGCGAAAGCATTGGAAAAATTGAGCGTCCACAACGGGCGCGTGGATTGGTCAAACGGGGAGCCGAAGATCATTGTGCAACGAGTGGGAAGGACAAGCGAAAATGAAACAGGTTCTTAAAATTGCGGCCATCCTGGCGGCGGTCGGGTTGCTTGCGGCGACCCCCGCGCAGGCGGAAACGGGCGGTCAGGCGACAAGCCTCTCCGGCGAGCTTGTGCTGTGGCCGTCGTTCACCCATTCCAAGTCCAACGCCGACACCGGAGCCGTCGTGACCGAAACCATCGGTGCGATTCTGTCGGAAGTAATAACCTCCGGCACGAACCCGTCCGCGTTCAACCCGCAAATGAACGCGCTCCTAATCGACAGCGTAAATGACTTTACTGCCAAGGCTACCCGCTCGATCAACCTGTCGGCGGCGACCAACAACTTCGCGGACGTTGTCTCGTTTTCCAAGGTCAACTTCATCGCCATCGAAGCCGGAACCAATTCATATCTGCGCTTCGGCGCGGAGGACGGCGAGGCGTTCCTGCCGCTGTTCAGCACCTCGGAGGATTACTGCATCCTGTACCCGAACGGGGCGTGGATGGCCTATTCCCCGGCTGGCTACGCGGTGGAAGCCAACACGAAGCTGTACGTCACGAACCGCACCATTGAGGTAGACGGGATATACGAGCAGGCATACCTCGGCATTGACGACGGCATCGCAACGTCGATGAAAACGACGAACGAGATTACCTACTCCATCACCGGGACGAATGATTGGACGAAAGCGGCCACGACCAATATCGTGTTCAGCGCGGCGGATACGATCAATATCGGCACGAACGCATGGGACACCTACGGGGTGTGGCGCGTGCAGATCGACTCGGAGGGCGCGATCACAACCAAGTCGCCAGCCACGAACCAAGTCTACACGAACGCCACCTCGGCCATAACCAACCTCCCGGCGGTCGATGCTGACAACGTTTCCCTTGGATATGTGCTGGTCTATTCCCCGACCAGCACCACGTTCACAGCCAACACGACGGAACTGACGACCAACAACGCGACTTTCGTGGACTCGGCAACCAACGCGCCGACGTACGCAAGCTATCGGCTATACATCGGCGGCGTGGCCGGAACCAATTCAAAGTGGAAGAAGGTGCGCTGATGAAAACCGCCTTGAAGATACTAGCGGCAGGGCTGTTCCTGCTGGCGGGGTGTGATGCCGCGCTCGCGCTGGACACCAATCTGGCCCAGCGGATCGACGCGGAGGTGCAGACTGCTGGGATGCAGAGCTTGCCCGATCTGACATGGCTTCAAGGAAGCACCCCTGCGGTGGAAGTTCGCATTCTGCGGAACGGAAAGGCGACTGCGCTTTCGACCAACGTCGAGTGCCGGATGCTGATTTCCAGCAACCTATACACGGGAACAAACTACGCGCAAGTCACGAATACGGTGCTGACGACGAACTCCACAGCATCATCCATGTGGCTGCAATGGCCGACCATCGGCACAAACTCCTGCCCGTCGAACAGCAACACGGCGGCGGCGTGGGGGTATCTGTGCTTCTTTGAGGATGCCAGCACGGGGACGCGGTACTGGAATGGAAGCGGGAACCTCTACATCGAAAAGACGACCAGCACGGGCGAAGACGGCATCGTATGGCAGGAAATCGCCGGGACGTCGGAGATCGACCCGATCTGGACCGCCGCGTCCGGCAGCGTCGTCTACGCGACGACCCCCGGCTACACCGCCGCCGTCGAGCAGGCCGCCACAGCCGTGCCAAGAATGTATGGTGGATTCTGGTCATTTTCGAGCGATGGCGGCGACAGCGAGGGGGTCCGATATTTGTCAAGCGAAGACGGCTTCACGCTCGATTTTAGCAACGGAGAAGCAACGGGAATTTGGACATACGATTATGCGAATTTGAGATCCCCTTTAATATCCGGGCGTGCGGTGGTCGCCGCCAACACGACCAACGTTTTCCTGCGCCCGGACGGCGGGACGAACACGATCAGCTTCGATGGTTCCGGCAGCATGATCGTCGCCGTGGACGGCACGGCGGCCATGACGATCTCAACCAACGGCAAGGTTGGAATCGGAACGGGCATTATCAACGATGCTGCCGTTTCCAACCTAACTCTCGGAGGCGTGACCCGCACCGACTGGCCCCAAGGCACGATTCTCGGCGCGACGGTCAACTCCCCGCATACCGTCGCCACTAACGACGGCATCCTGGCCTTCACCGTGACCGCCGACGGTTCCGGCTTCCCGCTGACGGAGGACGGCGACCTGGCCGGGCATAGCCTCACCAATGGCTCTTTCGTTGGCGACGGCAGCGGCCTGACAAAC